TCGCTCGACCACATCGTGCCGCGATCGCTCGGCGGCGGTGACGACGACGACAACCTGCGCATGGCTCACCGGGACTGCAACGCCCGCAGGGGTGCTCGTGTCGCCGCGTAGCCCGCTGCGCGCGGTGGGCAAGGACGAGACGGCCCCGCCGAAGTCGATCACCGACGCGGCGTCGCGTGGCACCCACCGGGACCTGCTCGCCGCCATGCGCGATCGCATCGCGAAGACGGTCGAGGACCCGAAGTGCCCGCCGCGCGACCTCGCGTCCCTGTCGCGCCGGCTCATGGAGCTCGCGAAGGAGATCGAGGCGATCGACCTCGCCGAGAAGCAGGAGGCTCAGCGTGCCAGCAGCCGCGGCCCCGCGGGTAGCGACGCGTTCGACGCGTCGGCTATCTGAGGTCGCGCGACACATCCTCTTCCCGAGCAACATCGTCACGACGGGCTGGGCGGACGTCGAGGCGCAGTGTGCCGAGTGGGGCGACGAGTTCGACGAGTGGCAGCGGGGAGCCGGCCGGATCATCCTCGGCCGAGACGACGAGGGGATCTACACCGCGACCGTCGGCGGGATCACGCTCTCGATCCCGCGCCAGGTGGCGAAGACGTTCCTCGTCGGGCGCATCATCTTCGCGCTGTGCGTGCTGTACCCGGGGACGAAGGTGCTCTGGACCGCGCACCACACCGCGACGCTCGGCAACACGTTCCGGTCGCTGTCCGGGTTCGCGCGGCGCAAGTCAGTAGCGCCCTACGTCAAGGCCACCCGGCGTGGGTCCGGCAAGGAGGCGATCGAGTTCGTCAACGGCTCGGTCATCTTCTTCGGGGCCCGGTCGCAGGGCTTTGGCCGCGGGTTCGACGAGGTCGACGTCGAGGTGTTCGACGAGGCGCAGATCCTCGACGAGAAGGCGCTCGAGGACATGGTCGCGGCGACGAACCAGTCGCGGCACCCGCACGGCGCGCTGCTGTTCTACATGGGCACGCCGCCGCGACCGATCGACCCTGGCGAGGCGTTCAGCTCCCGCCGGCGGGCCGCGCTCGCGGCGATCGAGGCCCGCGCAGCGGGCAAGGACGTCGATGACGTCGACTCGGTGTTCATCGAGTGCTCCGCCGATCGGAACGCCAACCTCGACGACCGGAAGCAGTGGGCGAAGGCGAACCCGTCCTACCCGCACCGGACGCCCGAGCGGTCCATGAAGCGCCTCCGCAAGAACCTCGTCACCGACGACGCGTGGCGCCGGGAGGCCCTGGGCATCTGGGACGACAACGCGTCGGCCGTGACATCGCTGATCTCTCCGGCCGAGTGGGCTGCGACGCGCGGTATCGCGCCCGAGCCGGTCGTCACGTGCTACGGGGTGCGGTTCTCGATCGACGGGGCGTCGGTCGCGCTCGCGGTCGGTGTTCGGCCGGCCGACGGCCCGGTGCACGTCGAGGTCGTCGCGGCGCACCCGACGTCGATGGGTCAGCAGTGGCTCGTCGACTGGCTCGTCGAGCGGTGGCGGCAGGCGTCCGTGATCGTCGTCGACGGTAAGGCGGGCGCGAGCGTCCTGGTCGACGAGCTCGTGGCGCGGAAGGTGCTCGCGCGCCGGATCCTCACACCGACGACCGACCAGGTGATCGCGGCCCACGCGGGCTTCCTCGAGGCTGTGCGCCGCAAGACGGTCGCCCACAACGAGCAGCCCGGCCTGGCGCAGATCGTCGCGCACGCGACGAAGCGGAAGGTCGGCACGGCCGGCGGGTGGGCCTGGCATGCGATGGACGACGACACCGACGTGACCCCGCTCGACGCGGCGACCTATGCGTGGTGGGCCGCCAGTTGGGCGAAGCCTCCGCGGCACGGCAGGACCGACAGCAACCGGAGGGCGGTGGTGATGTGACGCAGCAGCGCATCCGCATCCTCGAGCTGTCGGAGGACGAGCAGGCCGCGCTCGACCGGAACCTGACGCGTCTGAACGCGAAGGCCGACCGGAACCTGCTGCGCGCGTCGTACTACGACTCGCACCGGGTGGCGCGCCTGGTGTCGCCCGTTGTCCCGCCGGTGTACCAGCGGCTCGCGCTCGTGCTCGGCTGGCCCGCGAAGGCCGTCGACGCGCTCGCGCGGCGCTGCAACCTCGACGACTTCGTGTGGCCCGACGGGAACCTCAACGACCTGGGGTTCCGCGAGCTGTGGGACGCGAACATGGTCCGGTCGGAGACGAACCAGGGCATCACGTCCGCGCTGATCCACGCCGCGTCGTTCGCCGTCGCGACGAAGGGCGACGAGGGCGAGCCGCCGGCGTTGATCCACTTCCGGGACGCGATGAACGCGACCGGCACGTGGAACCCGCGCCGTCGCGGGCTCGACGACTTCCTGTCGGTCACCGCACGCTCGGGCGACACTCAGCGCAACATCACGGGGTTCGTGCTGTACCTCGACGGCGTGACGATCAGCGTCGTCAAGGACCGCACCCAGAAGGGCGGCTGGGCGGTCGACCGCTCGGAGCACCCGTGGGGCGTGCCGGCCGAGCCGCTCGTCTACCGGCCCCGCCTCGGCCGGCCTCTCGGCTCGTCACGGATCTCGCGGCCCGTGATGTCGCTAACGGACCAGGCGCTGCGTGAGGTCATGCGCGCCGAGGGGCACATGGACGTGTTCTCGTTCCCGGACTACTGGCTCCTCGGCGCCGACGAGTCGGTGTTCGGCGACAAGGCCGCGTGGCAGGTCGTGCTCGGCCGGCTCCGCGCACTGCCGGACGACGAGGACGCCGCGCAGCCCCGCGCCGACATCAAGCGGTTCACGGCGGACTCACCCGAGCCGCACGTCGCGTGGCTGAACGCGCTCGCGAAGCTGTTCGCCCGCGAGACGTCTCTGCCGGACTCCGCGGTCGCGATCACGGACCTGTCGAACCCGACGAGCGCCGAGTCGTACGACGCCGCGCAGTACGAGCTCATCGCCGAGGCTGAGGGTGCGACGGACGACTTCGCGCCGGCGCTGCGCCGGATCATGGTCAAGGCCCTCGCGATGGCGAACGGTGAGAACGAGATCCCCGCGGCGTGGTCGTCGATCGACACGAAGTGGCGTGACCCGCGGTTCCTGTCGCGCGCCGCCGAGGCGGACGCTGGGTCGAAGCAGATCGCCGCGGTCCCGTGGCTCGCCGAGACCTCCGTTGGCCTCGAGCTCCTCGGACTCGACGACCAGCAGGCGAAGCGCGCGATCGCCGAGAAGGCGCGCGCGCAGTCTGTCGCGGCCCTGAGCAACCTCGCGGCGCTCGCCGGCGCGGGGCAGCAGTCGGCGGCGCCGGGTGTCGCAGGCAGCTGACGCCGAGCGGTTCCGCCGCGCGCAGGCCGGGATCCGCGTCCTCGTCGATCGCGACCTCGACCGGCTCTGGCAACAGGTGTGGAGCAACGACCCGCGGCCCGAGCACGTGCGCGACCTGTTCCTCGACCGTGTGCCCCGGCTCGTGCAGACCTACGGCGACGCGGCGGCGGAGCTCGCGGCGCAGTGGTACGAGGTCATGCGCGACACCTACGGCCCGTCAGGGGCGTTCACCGCGACCGCCGAGCCGTCGCCGTACCTCAACGCCGTCGACCCGACCGTGCGCCGCACCGCAGGCGCGCTGTGGACCCCGAACCCCGAGGCGATGCTCGTCGGGCTCAAGGCCGCGGCCGGGAAGTACGCGCTCGCGGCCGGGCGGGAGACCGTCACCCGAAACACGGACCGTGACCCCGAGGCGCACGGCTGGCAGCGGGTCGTGCGGCCCGGCGCGTGCAGGTTCTGCTCGATGCTCTCCGGCCGCGGCGGGGTCTACACGCGCGAGAGCGTCCACTTCGCGGCGCACGGCGACTGCAACTGCGCTGCCGTCCCGACTTGGGACCGGCACGCCGAACCGATCGACGTGCACGCCTACGTCGCGTCGCAGCGCACGACCCACATGACCCCAGAGCAGCGCGACGCGCACAACGCGCGCGTCACCGCCTGGATGGATGCCCACCAGGGCTGATCTTCCCCGCGAGCCCCGCGGGGTGCGGCACCGCAACGGTTGCCGACCGCTCCGAAACGGAGAACGAGCATGTCCGAGACCGCCACCGAGGCCACCGCAACGGAGACCACGGACCAGGAGCAGCAGAAGCCGACCGAGACGGTCGACTTCTGGAAGGAGAAGGCCCGCGAGCAGGAGAAGCGCGCCAAGGCGAACGCCGAGGCCGCCAAGCGACTCGCGGACATCGAGGACGCCCAGAAGACCGAGGCGCAGAAGACCGCAGAGCGTATCGCGAAGGCCGAGGCCGAGGTCGCAACGATCCCGGCGAAGGTCGCCGACGCGCTGCGCGAGTCGATCGTCGCGCTGGGAGTCGTCCCCGCCGAGCACAAGGGGCTGCTCACCGCGAGCGACCCCACCGCCCTTCTCGAGCAGGTCAAGTCGATCCAGGCGCTCGTCTCGGACAAGCGCAAGTCCGGCAACCGTGCCCCCGCCGAGGGGCAGACCCCCCCGCCTCCCGCCGAGGACGAAGCGCTCGCCACCGTGCGCGGCCTGTTCGGCGGCGGCTCGTGATGAAGGAGTAACGACATGGCCAGCATCGGCACCTCGGGCCTCACCCTCCCCAACCACCTCGCCGCCGGCGTGTGGTCCAAGGGGCAGAAGGGCTCGGCGATCGCGCAGCTCTCCGGGGCGGAGCCCCAGCAGTTCGGCGTGACGCAGTACATGACCCTCACCGCGCCGCCCAAGGCGGAGATCGTCGGCGAGGCCGCGCAGAAGTCGCAGAGCAACCCGACGTTCGCGCCGGTGACCTCCGCCGTCCGCAAGGCGCAGGTCACCATGCGGTTCAACCAGGAGGTCCAGTGGGCCGACGAGGACTACCAGCTCGGTGTCCTCGCCACGATGGCCGACGCCGCCGCGGTGGCACTGTCCCGCGCGCTCGACCTCGTCGCGATCCACGGGATCAACCCGCTCACCGGTGCGGCCCTGTCCGGCTCGCCGGCGAAGCTGCTCGACACGACCGCTTCGGTCGAGGTCACCGCGTCGAGCAAGCCCGACGCCGACATCGAGACCGCGGTGGGCCTCGCGCTGACGAACGGCGTCACGCCGAACGGCATCGCGTTCGACCCGGCGTTCGCGTTCTCGCTGTCGACGATGCGCGACACGACGGGCCGCAAGATCTACCCGGACCTCGGCTTCGGCCAGAACCTGTCGGACTTCGAGGGCCTCAACGCCGCCGTGTCCGACACGGTGTCCGCCCCCGAGGCGACGGTCGCGGGCGGCGCCTACGAGACGACCAACCCGCACGTGAAGGCGATCGTCGGCGACTGGCGGGCGTTCCGCTGGGGCGTCCAGCGCCAGATCCCGATCGAGACGATCCTCTACGGCGACCCGGACGGCTCGGGCGACCTCAAGCGCAACAACCAGATCGCGTTGCGCGCGGAGGTCGTCTTCGGCGTCGGCATCCTCTCGACGTCGGCCTTCGCGAAGGTCATCGACGCGGCCTGACGGTCGCTCCACATCCACATCCATCACGACGGAAGGCGGCGCACATGCCACGGCTCATCGCACCGAGCGGCTCGCAGGTCCACGTCGACGACGAGCTCGCGGAGAAGCTGCGCACCAAGGGCTACCGCGACCTCAAGGCCGACAAGGGCTCGAACAAGCCGAAGAGCAAGACGGCGGAGCAGAGCTCCGACGGCCAGCCCAAGGCGTCCGCGTCGAAGACCGAGTGGGCGGCG